GATGATGCAGACTGTTTGTTGTTAGTGGATTGGCTCGGCATAAACGCTTCTGTTTGCGCTCTGTATGACCCTGCAAGACGCTCTTGTTCCCATTTCCAATCGTTAAATTCTTCAGTTGTCATCATCTACTCCAGTTATGCCGTGATGCTTCTCAGCAAACCTTACCCCAGCATGGAACGCTAATCGTTCTCCTATATGTATCAATTTTGGAGTGTTTTTAGTTATCTCTTTGTCACTCAAAGGCTCACGTTTCTTAACATATTCAATACCATCAATAACTATTGTATTACCTAGTTCAGGAAAGTCTTCCAGTTCATTTAGTTTCATCGCACACCTCCTTTGACATTAAATAGTCAACGTCCAACCACTTACCTTCCCCCTCCATCCAAGCCACAGGTTCTTGCTCAGGTTGCTGTGCATTTTCTGCAAACCTAATACCATCTTCAAACCCTTCTTTGTAAATTTCTACAGCCATCTGTCTGATATTTTCTTTTAATCCTTTCTCGCTATGCTCAGGTTCTTCTGCGTGGACTTTCCACAGCTCAATATTTTCATACCACAATCTTATAAACTCTCTTTCTTTACTCATTTTCTTCTCCAATGCCGTGTATAGATTCTATACGTCTAGCAAAATCAATAGGATTTCCGCACCACATAGTATTTAAATCTTCAAAACTCAAAGGCTCACGTTTTGGTGGTGCTAGGTAGAGTGGTATCACTTCAAATATTTCCATGTGGTACAAAAAGGGTGTTAAATCAGATACTTGTGTTCTATAGCCTGTTTCTTTATTAACTATTATCCATGCCTCAGGTTCTTGCTCAGACATTACAGACTTTCTACCTTCTTCATAAGCATCATAGACATTACTAACGCAAACACCATTTGGCATAACAGCCTCTGCTGCTTCAGTTGGCTTATCTGTCACAGGCTCTTGCTCAGGTTTTACTGGCGGTGCTGTGTAGAGCGGTATCACTTCAAATATTTCCCTGTGGTACAAAAAGGGTGTTAAATCAGATACTTGTGTTCTATAGCCTGTTTCCTTATTAACTATTATCCATGCTTCAGGTTGCTGTTCACTCATTTCTCTTCTCCTTTATTTGTCCAACCTAAAACTCTAAATAGTTTCTTAGCAGCTACGCCAGTAGTGTATGAGTCAGGCTCTTGCTCAGACATTACAGACTTTCTGCCTTCTTCATAAGCATCGTAGACATTACTAACGCAAACACCATTAGGCATAATAGCCTCTGCTGTTGACTCTGGTTGTTTTGGTGGTGCTGTGTAGAGTGGAATTGGATTTGCATCATCATAAAAGTTGTAAGCGACACTTTTAACAGGCTCGCCTGCTTCATCTACCCACTCATATATCCAAGCCACAGGCTCTTGCTCAGTCTGCTCAGGTTGGGCGAGTATCGCATTTGCTCTATTTACAATTTCAAAAATTATATTCCTTTCTGTAGGGTAAAACTCGTAACTATCTACAAAATCTATAAATTCTTTCAATAAAACTCTTTCTTTACTCATTCCCCACCCACAATGCCGTGAGCCTTATAGAGCGGTATTAAATTTCTAACTGTTCTTTCTAATTTTGTAGGGTTAAATCCTTTTACAATTCCATCAGGTTTTATTCTTGAAATCTCTTCTTTCCATTCGCCTGTAAATGAAGCATCCCAAGATGATCTAACAGCAAATTCCCACATCCAAGCCACAGGCTCTTGCTCAGTCAACGCAGATTTTCTACCTGATTCATAGGCTTCATAAACTAGTTGTTGCATAGCCTCTGCATAACCCTTTGCGTAAATCTCTTGCTCTTGCTCAGGTTGGGCGAGTAGTTCTTTGATACTATTATATGTATCGTGACTACCCATAATTCCATTCCACTCTAATACTTTTAAAGCTTCTTTCAACAACTCTCTTTCTTTGCTCATTCCCCACCTCCAATGCCGTGTGCTTTTTCAATAGCTCTTCCTATTTCAACAAAAGGTATTTCACATCTAATGCCCTCTTTCCAGATAGCTCTCATTTCATCCTCACTCAAAGGCTCACGTTTTGGCGGTGCTAGGTAGAGTGGTCGGATAATATCTGGACTTTTTAAGGTCTTACTATCCTTAGCATATTCTTCAGCATCATTTAGAAATTCAAAGACCTTATTAGTATATCCTCCACCTTCATAATTTCTAGTCCACATCCAAGCCACAGGTTCTTGCTCAGGTTCAGTAGATATATAAACATCTCTAGGATCTATTCGTTGCCCTCTTTTAGAAAAGCTTACCCCGTAGGTTGTTAAATCTTGGAACTTATCTTCTCTATCTTTACTCACCTTTCTTCTCCAATTCTTTTACATAGTCGTTTAGCTTAGACTCAATAATCTTTTTAACTTTAATAGCAATATCAGATTGCGCAACTTCTCTACCTATTGATGCACCCGCCATCATGTATATTGTTTTCTGCGATGGTATAAAAAAGCATACCACTACAATTATTGCGCTTATGTGCCCTATTTTTTTACAATAGTCTACCGTTTTAGAGCTATCGTCATCCTTATCCAGCATATTTACCCCAGCAAAAATTAAAGCGCCAATAATAACTGAGACGGCAATAACTATAATAGCTGGAACTCTGTCAGCTAAATCCGCAACATAAATCAATAGTTCAATACTCATTTCTCTTCTCCAACATTATATGAGATGCAATCTATCATTATTTGTCTTATTCTTTCCTCGTCAATAGTATCTTTTAACGCTTGTTCAAGTTCTGCTTCTTCATTAACATATATTTCATTTAAGTAATCTTTGACCTCATCAGCTAACCATTCGTATTCCTTGTCGTCTTCTAGTATCCTTGCTACTTTTTTAAATAGGTTTACCACTACTTCTCTGTTCATCACATACCTCCAAACTCAATAAATAGGTCGCATTTATCTTCATCATTATTTAACTCTTTCTTAAAGTCCCCAAACCACTTAATCGGAGCTGGGTCTATTTCAATAGTCAAATGCCTTTGACACGCTCTGCGTTGATCGCAATCTGTACCCAAGCACCTAGCGTTGTCATTTGGCAATGGGTATTGCATTTGTTGTAGTTTCATGCGTAGACCTCTGATTTATTTCTACGAATTTCGTCACAGTACTTTATGATCTCTGCGTTATTTCTCATGAAATTAACTATATGTACTGCTGCTCCGGTAAGTTTTATAGGTTTCTTTTTAGGTGAGTAGAACGCCACAACCTCACGTACATATGGTAACCACTCTTCGATCTCATCACGGCAGTATAGAGAAGTACCGTCACAACGTGCCATCTTAGCTTTAGGCATCTTATACGATTCGGTTTTACTTATCTTGGTTGCCAGATCCTCTTTAACACCGATCATTCGACCTATTTGTTTGAGCGTTATTAAATAACTACCGTCCTCTAGCATTTCCTGTTTCTTTTTGTTCTTGTGATACCATTCTCGTCTAGCAGCTTTCTCTGCAGTATCATTAGTTTTTCGCCTAGCAATTCGTTTAATTTTTAATTCTTCTCTATTTCTTTCTCGATATTCTTTATTGCGAAGAGCTTTTTTTATTTGCTCTTCTGTTTTACGTTCTGTTGCAACGTCTTCTTTTCGAACTGAACGTTTAGCTGCATTGATACGCTCCTTATTTTTATGATAGTAAGCGAGAGCCTTTGCCTTATTTTCTTCATGGTTTTGGTAATAGTGAGTATTCATGCGACTTTATCCTCGACCCAAAACGGGTGGTTCTCTCTTTTAGCTTTAAGATGCGCTTCAGATGCTTGCTCTGCTGTATTGAAATAGCCTAAGTTTTTATATTTTTCGTTGAGTTTTATACGCGCCGTCCATTTTTGATGCCGCTTACTCCAACTGACACCCCTGAAGCCCGACGTGTTATCCGTTCGAGGGCTTGATTGATTGTGACTATTTTCTTGATGGGTAGCTAATCGTAAATTACTTATACGATTATTACTTGGATTTTCATCAACATGATCTAATCCTTTTTTTGGAAATTCCCCATAGATATATAACCAAGCTAATCTATGCGCAAGATATAATTTACCATCAAGCATGATTTTAATATATCCATCTTGTCGTTTATGCCCAGCAACAGAACCTGTTTTAATCCTATTGCTTCTTTGCGTAAGATTAATAAAAAGTCCCGTTTCTGGATCGTAAGATAATAATTCTTGTAATCTTTGTTGAGTTATGATATTTTGTAGTCTCATTGTATTACTCCTCGTTGTATTGATTGCGCTCGTTGGGCATTGGGCTCCCTTAAAAAAGGAGCCTTTTTTTTATTCTATACCTTGTAGTCTAGTCATATCGCCATACATATCTCTAAACAAAGGCTCTTGCCCACCATTCAATCTTTCATTGACAGCGTTGTCTACAATGATGCGTTCTGTTTGCTGTAGCATGTATTGATTATGTTGCGCTTCTTGTTGTTGCTCTAATGAATTGTAACCATGATAGGTATGGCCATAACCGTAATCTCCTTCTTCAACAGCTAGAGCGGATGTTGATATCGCCAGTAATATGATTAATTTTTTCATTTGTATTCCTCGTTGAGATTAAAAATAAAGTTCCAGTTACGTTTATCTGGAATCACAGACGGGCGTTGTGATCGTAAATACAACATGCAGATCGGATATAAACTCAATAAGGCTCCACACTTGTATTCTCGGTGTTTATTATCCCCAACATCCGATAGGGTATCCACACAAAGAAATCTCTCTGTTGCTAAAGAATTATACAGAAGATTTACATAATGTAAACAAATAATATTTACATTATGTAAACAAATATTAAATCTCTTTGTATTTCAAAGCTTTAAGCAAGTCTTCTTGGGTTGCATCTTTGGCAGCGAGTGCGGATATTACACGATCATCTACAGTATCTCTTGCGACAATATGAATAATTCGAACAGGTTTTTCCTGACCCTGTCTATATAGACGAGCATTAAATTGTTTGTAATACTCTAGGTTCCAGTTAAGGCCAAACCACACAGCTAGACAGCCGCCATGCTGCAGGTTAAGACCGTGCCCGGCTGACTGCGGATGAGCTAAGAGTAAAGGTATCTCACCTGCATTCCAACGTGTAATGGTGTTTGGATTCTGATCCAATACTTGAGCTTTAGGAAAGCGTTTCTTTAGGCGTTCAAGGTCAGTTTTAAAGTTATAAGCCACAAGAATACTCTCGCCCTCATTCTGCTCTATAAGCTCGTGTAGGGTATCTAATTTAACCGAATGTACTTCTGCCCAATTCTTATGCTCATCTGTATAAATAGCTCCGTTAGCGTACTGTAAGAGCTTATTTGCAAGTACACCTGCGGAGAGTGCTTCAACGATTTCCCCAGATTCCAACTCTAATAACAATTCTTTTTCAAAAGCATCATAAGCATCTTTTGCAGCAGTGGGTATATCTACGAACTCAGTCAGATCTATGCGTTCAGGTAACTCAAGATAGTCCTCGCCTTTCATAGACAACACCATATGCGCTATAGCATTATGAATAAGTACATCTGCCCCTGCTCGTGGGGTATATTTGTAACCCATATAGTCAGCTTCAAAGAATCTTTGCTTATAAGCCGTCATTGTACGGCCTATTGCCGTACCACCATCTATAAGATACATCTGCGCCCATAGGTCGAGCAAACCATTAGGAGCAGGTGTGCCTGTAAGTAAGACCATATAATTAGTAAAAGGTATTATCTTTTTTAAAGCTTTAAATCTAAGGCTGGTTGCTGATTTAAAAGAACTGGACTCATCTATTACGACCATATCAAAAGGCCATTTCTTACCGTACTGTTTAACTAGCCAAGGTACATTCTCACGATTGATTGTATAGACATCTGCTTCACGGTGAAGACTTGTTAATCTTTCACGCTCTGTGCCTGTACACACTTGAACTTTCATGTGTTTTAAGTGTCGCCATAATTTCACTTCGTTATGCCATACAGAGTTGGCTACTCGGAGTGGAGCTATGACCAGTGTTTTATGTACGCACATCTGATCTTGTAACTCAGATACAGCAGTTAGAGTACTGGTTGTTTTACCTGCGCCTAGAAAAAGAAATAGAGCACAGCGTTTCTTTTCCTTTATAAACTCAACAGCTCGTTCTTGATACTTATGTAGATCACTTCGTGAATGCACGAGCGTCCTCCAATGTATTGATTACCCTTACATCACAGCCGTATAACCTTCGTCTAGCATGGTCAAACTGTTGAGCTTCTGTCGGGTGTTTGTTAGGTGCTTTAAGTTCTACAAAAATAATAGTATTATCAAATAGAGTGATTATACGATCAGGCACTGAGCGTCTTCCTGGAGATGCAAACTTCTCACACATACCACCAAGTTCTTTAACTCGTTTGATTAAAGCTTTCTCTATTTCTTTCTCAAGCATAATATCTCTCGTCTCTATTTTGTTTCATACGTTCTCTAAATTGCTGTAAAGTTTGGTAATCAGGTAGATGGTAATCGACATCCCCCATGTCTCTTTGCATGTCTTCTAAATAAAAATAATAAAAGAAAGCATCATCTATACTTATGTCGTCATACATATCCCACCTCTTTGAGGAGATCGTGCGCCATTTGTACGTACACTTGGTAATCCACATCCGATGGGAATGCATCTGGTAGAGTCATTAAAGGTTTGCCACCTCCAGACATTGGTACTCTGTTTGAGTTCTTGGCATAGTGAATACATGTATCTTTAGGCACTTCTGTTGAGTAGTAGAACCTCACAGCTTTACCTAGATACTCATCTTGCCAGACAGCCCCACCTGTGACCCTCCGCACAGTTACGAACTGTGTTATGTCTTGACACTCTTTAATAGTTTTCTCAACAGGAATGTTTTTGGCTACACAAAGTGCTACAGCAGTTTTAACAATAGAACCATCAGGGTTCTTAGCTAGACCTGTGGATGCGAACACACCTTTACCTTTAACCTTGCCATCTGTTTTTACAGCAAGGTAATTATTAACATCTCTTGATGCGAGTTTGACATAGTCAGTTGTTTCGAGCTGATAGCTGGTATCTAGTTCCCATTCAAAAGCAACAGCGTTACATTCGTGTATTAAGTTTTTTGGAGCATAACATACAATACCATCAGTATTAGCAGATACGATTTGTATACCTACTTCCTCCATGCGTTCAATGAGCATGAGCAGAGCTAACTGCCCTGTTATAGTTGTTTGAAGTAATAGATCTGGAGCATAGAGAAGACTGTACTTAGAGCCAAGCTTACCGAATGAGCCGTTCAAAAAAATCTTAAGGGTGTTGGCAACAACATTGTCACCTTGTTTCTTGGCAGCAATACGTTCAGTAACAATACCTTGGTACAACTCTAAGAACGGTTTGCCCATGTTCTTAGGTGCTACTTGTTGCTGTAAGATGATGCTTGGATAGTAAGACACAACATCTCGATCCTGTAAGAACCAGTCATCAGGTGCGTTGATGTATTGACTCTTCTCACAAGAGTGTAACCCACCGATACCCATCTGATACTTGCGACCGTTGATTACAATGACTTCTTTCTTTAACCAGTCAGGTAAGGTTAGAGCACCATTGGGTCCAAGGGTAAACTTCTGATCAACAACTCGCTGTAATATTGTGTCTAGTTGCTCAGTCTTGAACCTGATGATCTCAGGGTCTAAGTATCTGAAGGTGTCTGTAGGTTTTACATTGGGACGACTTAGTTCTTTCTTAGTTATCTTTGTAAGTTCACTTGCAAGTACTGCTTCAGCAATCTGTGCATCAGACTTTGAGCGTAGATCAATACCATACTTTGCGGTCATACTTTCACGCAGAGTGATCTGAGGTAGCAGGGAGTCGTAGAGAAGTTTTGTAGTTTCTAAGTCGTTCTTACAATATGTACGAAGTTCTTCTCGTTGCTCTGGCGATATTGATGCGTCAGGGTCTATGGGCAGGTCTTGAATAGTAGGAGCGTTTAATCTACCACCGTAGATTTTAAGTGAAACCATTCCTGGAGCAACCTCGATAAGATCAATGGTGTTCCAGTCTTCTTGCATGTTAAGGTTGTTGGTTTTGTAAATGCTCCACATGGACGCATTTGATCCGATGATGCTGTCGCAAAGTCCTTTTAACTTGTCGTTATCATAACCATCTACTGCAGCAGTGATCATGGGTATGTCGAATTTGTTTGAGTTAAAACCTATAGTTATATACTTACGCATTAAATCGTTGACACGCTCTACATCTAGAGGGTGACCTTCATACATTTCGATATTGATAATTCGTCCTGTATCTACTTCCATTGCAGAAAGTAAGAAGTAATCTTTGTATACTTCTGTATCTATTATTATTTTCTTTTTCATATTAGTCCCGTATGGGGGTAGCCCATATTTTAGTGATAAAAAAGGCCTCAATTAAGAGGCCTTAGTTTTACGTTATCGCTTATGCGAACATGTCGTCGTCATCATCAAACATATCAAAGTCGTTAACATCACCGACCGCACCATCAGCAAATGGTTCGCCATCTTTGAAGAATTGTACAGCTAAAAGAGTAGAGTTAACACGTTTGCCGTATGCATTGTTCTGTACCCAGAAGTCTACGGTAGCATTAACATAGCAACCACCATAAGGTTTGCCATCTTCTTCTACTAAAGGTGTCTTATCTTTATTAACTACGATAGGGCGTTTCTTAGTTGAAGCTTTTAGAGAAAAGCAACCTGCATAACCATCATACTCAACTTCATCACCATCACGCAAACAAAGTTTATCAGCAGGGACTTTAGCACCTTTAAGATTTGTTTTAATTAACTCTGCAATCTGAGCCTTAATCTCTGCAATTGTATCTGCGTGTTCTTCTTTGTTGAGAAGAAAGGTTGCTTCGTATTTGGTCTCTTCACCGTTAAATGAACCTTTTTTGAAAAGGCTTGGGAAAGAAAGACGTACGTTTTTAAGAATTACTTTAGACATTTTATTTTCCTTTTGGTTTTGATTTTAGATTTTAGTTTTGGTTTTTTGTACTGCGAGTTAAGTATACGTCAACATTTATTCTCCTGTCAAATTTATTTTATATAATTATCTTGAATTACTGTAACTTCCGAACCTGAATTTCGGCGCACAAAGTGTGGTGTTTCCACTAACTCCCAAAAAATATTGTGTTCCTTTGTTATTGGGTTTGGACTTCTGTATAATTCCCATACTTGACCTCCATCACACAAGCCAAAAATAGTACCTTCCGAATCAATTATTTGTATTATTTTCATTACATTACCCTCAGTCAAAGTCACTAATATCACCAGAAGATATCTCTGGTCTGTTGTCAGATTCTGGAACCATTGTCGGTTTACCCTCATGTTTAGAGATAAGACCTTCAAGTAGTCCAGCTTTCTTTTTGCCCAATGCTTTCTCAGCTTGAGGCGCAGTTATTATTTTCTTAGGTGCAAAGGCTGCCTCACCTAGTTCCTCTACAAGCATTTGTTCAGCAAGTTGGGGATCAGACCAAGAGCGTGAGGATCTACCATGTACGAGCTTATAACCTGCGAACTCCTCCCCGTTGTTAAGTTTCTCAAAGGCGAGGTTCTCTACAGCATCAAGCCAAGAGAGGATCACCTTTTTATTATCTAGAGCAAAGCGTAGGTCACGCATAGATAACTTGTCAGGGGATTTAGCATTAACAACAACATCATCAAAGTCTGCAAGCAAAGCTTCTTCAGTCAGCCTCATCAACTCTGGGCAAGTTGGCTTGGCCTTACACCACATGCAAGCTTTCTCTGAAGCTACTCTAGGCGCATCTGGCTGGGCACAAAGGGCTGCTCGATCTTTGACCCAGTTAGCCCATTCTAAAAGTTCAGCAACACTTATTTCCCAAACCGAGATGTTATCTATGCGAGGTTGGACTATATGTATAACTACAGTCTTGATCTCATAGAGAAACCCATAGTCACATAGAGCACCAATGGCGTAGAGCTTGCCTTGAGAGTTGTCTGTAGCGTCTACCTTTACACCTTTGCCATACTTAAGGTCAATGATGTGCATGGTATCACCAGCAATAACAATCCCATCGCTTGTGCCAAAGCCATCAGGTACGTACTCAGAGAAGTCCACACGTTGTTCGATCATGCGTGTACCTTTGAACTGGTCTACGTAATCAATGTATGTCTGCACATGCTCTACCATTTCCTCGTCTACTTTCCATTTTGATTCTGGTAATAGCTGATTAAGGTAACTCTTTGCCGTACGCCCATTGATTAAGCATAACTCTCCCAGTTCGTGTGCTGCTGTGCCTTCCATGGCAAAAGGTGATGAACCTCGGTCTGGTATAGACTCTTCTGCTCGCACACTGCCCGGACAGGTAAGCCAACGCTCCGATCCAGAGGCGGAAAGCTTAGCGTGTGCTGCCATTACGCTGGTACTCCATGTAATAGGTTTATCGCTGCGGGATAGAGTTGAGCAAGCTCTTCTATATCCAAATGGATATATTTCCCCTCAGAGTATATAGTAAAGTAATGTGTTGCTCCTTCATCGTTTGTTTCTATACCTATATATACGTCGGTTGCACAAGGTGATTCACCTTTTTTATGTATCGCCATTGTGCGTGGCGTATATCTATGTGTATCATGATTGATCATTTTTGTTCCTTTTTAATAGTGACTAGTTTTGAAAATAATATAGGGAGTTCTTTGTCAGAAATTTGTGACAAAGACTTTGCACCATTGAATGAAGCAAAAGCCTGTTGCACTTTCGGTTTATCATCTCGGTTCTTGTCCATGATGTCCTTGCAGAACATTGGAATCTCTTCACGTAAAGCCCCATATGATGTCTCATCTAGGTTAGGTGCTTCTTCTATATCACTTGGAGTTACAGCAACAAGTGTGTTATCTTCTTCGTCCCTAGCTTGTTTATCAGCCAATGCTTTTTCGTAAGTATTGAAATCGTCATTTAAATCTTTTGATATTTCACCAATTGCGATGGTGAGTTTGGTTACAGCGAGGGTGAGTTCCTCGATTCTTTTTTCTAAGCTCATTGTATTTCCTTTCTATTTGTTGACGGTGTTGACTAACTTTGTTAAGCTAGTGTCAACATCTTAACACAACCAATGGGAATTACAACATGAGAAATGAAATTTTTAAATATTTTGGCGGTAAGGCAAATTTAGCTAAACAAATGCTAGTACATAGGTCTTCGGTATCACAGTGGATCAAGCGTGGTATACCCGCAGTTAGAGCGATGGAGATTGAAGAGTTATCTTGTGGAAAGTTTAAGGCAGTGGAGATCATGGCAAAATGGTCAGACTAGAGTGACGTTGCAGTTAATAATTGACGAAGGATTTTTATGATCAATACAATGAAATTTCACATTGCTGTCGGAGTGGATCTGGGCGTATGTGAAAACAAAGAGATGACATGGGAGAAGTTATGCAGTGCTTTTACCACACATAAGGTTTCTTCCAGTAAGGTTGGGCGGTACTTTGTAGGTGGTTACTTCAGTGGCAATGTACGTAGGGATGAGTTTCTAGTACAGAGAACTCTGCTCGTACTAGACATTGATGATAGTGAAATGACTCAGGCTGAGTTAGAGTTTGACTTGATACTTGGGTTGGACTGTGCTTTTGTTGTGTACTCTACGTACTCACATACAAAGGATGCAGCGAAGGTTAGAGTGGTCATACCGTTAAGTCGTGGTGTTACTCCAGTTGAGTATAGAGAACTGTCGCAGAAGTTCGTAGCAGAGTTAGGTATTAAGTGTGATCCTTGTTCGTTCAAACCGAATCAGGTTATGTACACACCCAGATGTAAGAATTTAGACGATGCATGGTCGATGCGAATGGATGGTGAATGTTTAGACGTTGAGCCTTTGCTTAAGAGTGTGGATTCGGGTGTGGTTGATGTAGGCTTTGACTTAGAATCTGCCGATGTTTCTGCCGATGTTGAAGATGCCGTCAAGGGCATGTTGGCTGTGGTCGCAGCTGAACCTTTGGACATATCAGATAACGAAGTTTCTGCCTATCTTGATGCTTATCCATCGTTGGGTTCTGAGTATCACGATTGGCTTAATGTAGGCTTAGCATTACATCATCAGTATAGAGGTAGTGAGCAGGGGTTTGAGCTATGGTTTGATTGGTCGAATGTCGGATGTGATGATGAAGGGTTCGAACGTGAGCGTGAGGATCGGCATGAGTTATGGGTTAAGTACAAAGGCTTTGGCAATGGTCAACGGGAGAAGCCTCGCACCTTTGCTTCGGTAAAACATGCTGTAAAAGAGCGTGGTGGACTGGACGAGGCAGTAGTTGCTGAACTGCGTGGTGTTATGGTTGCAAGTTCAGAGGACTTTGAAGAGCTGTTGGTCGAGGCGTCTGAGATTGAAGACTGGGGTGCTTATAACATCTTTAAAGACAAGCTGTTGCGTATGAGTACGGTTAAGTTGGGTACAGACTTACGTTCAGCAATTGCGTCTGAGTTGTTTGCAGGGATTGGTAAGGCTAAGGGTATGAGTAAGGCTGAGATCAAGAAAGCAATTACTCCAGCAGGGGTGAGTAATGGAGGATTGGTTAGAGACGAAGGGGAAGTAGCAGACTGGGCTTCGGTGTGGATATACATAGAAGCAACACGTTTGTTTTATAATGTTAAGCGTAACTACGGGATCACTCGTGAGGCATTCAACGCTAAGTATGATCGTATGGAAGAGTGTGTTGCGTCTGGTATGCAAGCCTCCCAGCTCTGCTTGGTGATCTATAAGATAGACACAGTCGTTGATACGATCTTCTGGCCTGGAGCTGGGCAGATTGTAATGTTTGAGGGTAAGCGTATGTTCAACTCTTACAGAAAGAATGGCGTTAAGCCTTGTAAGGGGTTGGAGGGCGGTGATGGTGATTCGGAAGGTCGTGAGGTTGTTGGGATGTTTCTCAAACATTTAGAGCACCTGATAGACAATGAGGTAGAGCGGGAGATAGTTCTGCACTGGATGATCTTTGTGGTACAGAATCCAGGAAAACGGTTGAATTGGTCTTTGATATTGCAGGGTACGCAGGGTTCGGGTAAGTCATATATAGGCAATGTTATGGCACTACTGTTGGGTAGTAACGTGCAGTCGTTGGATACGGCTACGATCTCAGGGAGGTTTACCTCTTGGGCGACAGGGGCGATATTGAACATTGTCGAGGAGATCAGGATTAGTGGGACGAATCGCTGGGCTATTATGGATAGGATCAAACCTTATATAACGAATGATCAGATTCTTTGTGAAAAGAAAGGTCGAGATGTGCAAACGCTACCGAACTTTACTTCGTATTTGCTTTTGACTAATCATAAGGATGCTGTACCGCTGGATGATGAGGATAGACGATACTGTGTGGTCTATTCGAGATTGCAAACGTCTGAGCAATTACATGAATACTTTGGCGGTGCTGAGAAGGTTGAGGAGTATTTTGATAGACTATTCACAATGACTAGGGCGAGACCTGATGCTATTGCTAGGTATTTTATGGACTATAAGTTACCTAGTTCTTTTAAGCCTTTTGGAAGAGCACCGAAGACTGAAGCTAAATCTCAGATGATTGACCTTGCTGTGTCAGAAGTTCATCAAGAAGTTGAGGATTTATTAAGTAGGTTTAAAGACAGTCTCATTACTGATGAGTTTATCGATGTGACACATCTTAATGATGTTGCGTTGTTAAATGGGGAAGAAGTGCCGAAGACTAGATCGCTTTCGTCTGTGTTGTTGGATATGGGATTTAGACCGATTAAGGGTGGGTTTTTCAGAGTCTATAACCCAGATAGGAAGCACAGAGTTTGGGTCAAGGAAGGAATAACTGATGACTTTGCGATTGAAAAGGTTAAGGGGGCATTGAAGGAGAAGAGATTAGTGTAGTGGTGATAACCTAGACCAATTGATTTTGGTCTAGGTTTTGGGGTTTAATTATTGTTATCGTTGATTAATTCTTTGAATTTATGCTCATAGATGTCTCCGATAGCTATATCCATCCAACTTCGAATGGAACGATCTTCTTTTTTAGCTAGTTCTTTTATCAATTCATAAGTGTTTAAACTGACGTATATGGGTTTTAACGGGTTACTCATAGTGATATTCCTTTTAAAATATATGGTTTAATTAAGCAAAGAGGTCTTCGTCGTTGGTGTCATCGGTCTTTTTTACAAATACTTCTTCTATAGGTTTACCACCGTTACGTTTGATAAGCATTGCCGTATGTATGCGATCATCTTCAAGCTCTAGTTCGGCTATTTCATCTGGAAAAGACTCTAATAAGAACTTGTCCAACCAACTTCTTAATGACCTGTCATCCTTTTTAGCTTTAAGTTGTATAACTCTATATACTGATGAACTGATTCCTACACTTTTTAAGAACTCTGGCATTGGGTATTTCCTTTTAAAATATTGAAAGAAATAAAAATATATCATATTCAAATTATTAAGGATAGTTATTTTTCACATGAATAAAAAAATAAACTGTAAAGATATTGGAACAACAAGTTTAATTAATAATAAGTTAAAAACTATTAATTTAAATAACATGGGTATCAGCACGTTTGAAGGGCGGAAAACCTTAAATAGGACTAATTATATGTCCTGAAAAGCTATATGTCCTATTTTTTGTCCTGTCCCTAAGTTATTGTTTTTCTTTATTTCTTTCTCTTTAAGGATAAAAGGACAAATAAAAAGATAAATGAAAAGATTGTTGTATAGGTAAATAGAGGAATTGACAAAAGGTAAATAGATAGGGTATTTTTGAATTACCCCCTATATAAAAAAAGTAATTTCCTTTTTGTCCTATGTCCTTTCGTCCTGTAAAACACCTAAACCCAGCAGTGGTGCGGGCTGTAGCGTAGGACAAAAATTAAGGGTGTTTTTATAAATTTCTAAGTTGTTGTTTTATAAACGTATTATTTTAAACTATTTGGCCTGTTGGTGAATGAGGTTGTTCCTATGAAAAGAAGACCAAGAGAAGTGTTTGATTATGAGCCTTCTGATAATTTCGATCCTGAGACAGGGTTATTCCGTTACGCAAATGTACAAGGGGCGCAAAACCTGTGGGTAAATCGTTGCGTTAGAATTAAAAGGGATGGCACTCAATGTAAAGGATATGCTCAGAACGATAAGTTAGGCAAATACTGTTACAAGCATAATACTAAATCTCGCTACATGATGGGGAAACAGAACGGGCTTAAGCATGGGAGACGAGCTAAAGCGTATATGGAAAAGATTAGTGCTGAAAAAGCAATGATCAGTTACTTGGGTGATTGTATACGGATGTTTGATAACCCAACAGCTTTGCCTAGGAATCTAGGTAACTCCCCATTTAAACCGTTTAGAACGATGGCACAAGTTGAGGCTTACTTACACTCAATAGGTTATAGGGAAGACATTACATAAAAGACATGCTGTCCTATTACTTTTACCTTTTTGCCTCGTGAGTGAGGTTTTTTACCTGTATTCCAGGAATCGGCTACGCCAATCAGTTTGTGCTTAGATGAGAGGGATTTCGCAGCTAGAGTTTTGAAGTAAGGTTGAAGCTTTAGCGGTACGAATTTACGGGTAACACCTTTGATCTTACATGTAGATCGTTCTGATCGCTTTGCTCTATTGATTGAAGCATGGGCTACTGCTAATTTGCCAATCTCAGGCTCACCACGAGCTTCAGCGTAGATGATGCTACTAAGGCATTGGATTTCTTTATTCGTTGCGTGGTGACGCTCAGCGTAGGTAGAATGAGTAGGAATGAGGATAAGTGTTGCGGATAAAGCGAGTGTTGGTAGATTCATAAGTAATCTTCCCATAGTTAAGATAAAAAAGAGGGTAACCTAAGCTGTCTTAAGTTACCCTTAAAGGTACACCCTTCAGAAGTGTATGTTTTAATTCTCTACAGCGGAATGGACTAAGTTATCAAACGTCATTGTCTTTGTTGTCTTGCATAGCAGGATCACATTGCGTTGAAGTCTATCCCTTTCATTTAGTTGTTCTTCTGTTGCACTATTCCAGTCGACAACACCTACTGTTTCACGAATTAGATTTGCAGTATTGCTGTAAAACCAATATTTAGCACCGATATTAAACTGAGCATCTAACGCTTCGTTCATAACCTTGAATGAATTGCCAGAATCAACACGTTTTATTAGTAGTTGATCAGCCATCCATTTATATATTTCAACTTTAAGTGACGGGCTAAGCCATAGTGCAAAATCCATAGCTAAGAGTTTATGCCCCCATGTAACACCCGATCTACCTTTGGATGCTGATTTAACTGTTGTAATATTCTCAACAGACTTAAGAACTTCCATAAACTCTTGAGCTTCTGTGGTTGTAAAATAATCACTTAACTTTCTCTGAGTCAAACCAGCCATGCTCCTAGCATTATTGCCAGCCAGTAATAAATCGTTCAATGAAATGAAATCGTCTTTAGTCCTTTGACGAACATCGTAACCGTTTAATTGTCTTAACATGATATAGCTCATAATAACTCCAAATTGTATGGTTTAGAAAATACATATTATAATATATATTTTCTAAACCATACAATTAAAATTAGGTAAAGCCACAACTATTTAACCCTAGTTTATAAAATTACATAAGTTAATCTAATGAAATTATATTATGTTTTAAATATAATATTTTCCCATCGGTTCTTCTCATGTAATTTCATCATATTCCAAATGTAATATTTTCTCATTGAATCAATCGTCTAGAACATAATCCTCAGTCACTAGAATCCCATCACCTTTGTAAGTGATATAGATTTTAACCTCGTCATTAACGATCTGGTAATACTGTGCAGTTCTGGTTATCAACTTACCTGACTCGGTCTTAAGTGTCACATGATCCTTACGACCATACTGATCTAGATAACACCATCTGGTATTATTAACCAAAGGTATTTTCGTGAAGTGTTGTGTATTAATTATTGCAGTCATTTCTTTTTCCTTTTGTTTGCAAGTTCAGCTTCAAGTTCGGCTATTCGTTTCTCTAAGTCAGCCACATAGTTAATCGCTATGAGTAGATGCGTACCGATCCTCCATGCTACAGCTCTGGACTTCAATCGTTTACGTACGTCTTCGTGGAAACAATTCTTATCTACCCAAGCCATAGCTTCGTCTATCGTTATTGATCGGTAGTCTTTTTCTTTTCTCATAATCTATTCCTCCCTCTCTATGTGGATAAGATATGTTGGGTTGTCGTATATTGGAAAGTCCTCAAACTGCTTGGTCACTATCCGCAAAGCTTCATCCCCATCTTCTGGAAGGTTACGGGCTGTACCAAAGTAATACCCTTGAAAAAATATATCGTAGTTCATTGTGAGATATCCCCTTCTTGAAAGTTCTTACGATTAGTTGGTAGCTCTAAGACCTCGTAAATCTTTGACTCCATCTTGCCCTTTGTACCGTTCGGGCTATCGTCTACGATAAACATCCCCGATCTGGTCTTATGGATCGTAAACTTATCGCTATCCTGTTTACCTGTGCCATAACCTAAGCCGAAGCCAAAGATCATTGAAATTGCTATACATGCCAATACGTTTTTTGTGTCCATTAGTATGTTCCTAAGAAGTTTATTAATTCGTTATATGTTGTTTCGCTTATCTCTTTAATGCCATCGGTATAGGTTACACAACCATTAGCTTGTTCGTATAACCCTTCAGCATCTTCACACTCAAGCACAGGCTCATCTTCGCTGTACCATTTTGAGCATATCTCACCTACTTTTAGATCGATTGTCTTGTCTGTTGCTTTGACTAGGACACAGGTTCTAAACTCCATGTCCCGATAACTATCGATTATGCCTACTATGTAATGTTTCATTTTAAATCCTCCAGTTCGTCATCGCTCCAAGTGCTAAGGTAATCAAACATATCCTTAGCGTATGCTTTGATTATTTCTCGCAATGTCATCTCGTCTATCGTTTCAGTTACGTATGCGATAATTAAGTCACTTCTTTGGTCTTCATTCATTGTCTTAATCCCCTTAAATAATTTCTACAATTCTGTAATCATTCCGATCATAATCCATACCAACAAGCTCCATCTCTTCTATCATGTCGTCAATTTCCGCTTGAGCTTCTTCCACTGTGTCAAAGACCACAAGCTCGTCAAAACCCTCATGCCAAACGTTTTCCCAATTATCGTTCCCAAAATTGGTTTGCACTTCATACTTCATCACAGACCTCCAAGCAATTCGTTAATCGCATCGATCTTGCGATCGATGTCCCTTAGCTCTTCTTTACATTCCTCTTCGTGAAGGTACAGTACATCCATTATTCGACTGAATGTTGGATCATTGACGTTTATATCCAACCCACTCCCGACCGTGATACATGTACCATGAGTATTTAACACGATCTTAACTCTGCTTAATCGTGCGAGCAGGTAGTCTTTTCTATCTAACAATTTTTCTAAATGGTTCATTTCAAATACTCCTCATTAAACTGTTTTAATATGTGCATATAGTCCGCCACATCGCTCTCTATATTGTCGTAGCTTGTGAAGAACATAGTTCGAACTGTCCTGTCCCGATCGTCGTCTATCCAATCGAACGTAACGTAAATCACACCATCGTCAGGCAGTTCAAGCCTTTCGTCTGATACATACTCCCACGCAGGAGTACAATATATTGCCCTGTTTGTTTCCACTTCCCAACACACAGCACCTGTATGCATATCAATGCTAAAGTCTTCGTCATGATCTGCAATCGCTTTGATTAAGAGATTTAAATAATCTCTTTTGTCGTTCTTTGTCATAGTCTTAACTCCTAGTTAATAATCGATCGCACAATTGCGACCATCTTCGAGCTGGTCTTCGATATCGCCTAGAGCATCCGCACTCAATAGTGGCAGGATATCGACGCCATTCAATTCAACGGCATATATCTCATATATACCGCTATACCCTTTTATCGCATACTCACCACTTGGTGCTTCGTATGTGAACGTGACAACCATATCCACACCTGCTATAACACAAGTGGTTTCTCTAGCATCTACTGGGATCTTAAATTCGCTCATGACAGCCAGACCAAGACTTGACAGATCAATCGGATTGAGCCGATAAAAAGAAAACAGCTCAACCCTGCTAATAGATAAATTCTAAACATTGTTATTACCTATTCTAGAATCTTTAAAAGTAAAATAATATCCGCAATTATCTGAGCCGTAGCCCATGTCGGATATATCCCAATCGAGATTATGTTTTAACACTAACGCTTTGACGGCACCATAATGTAGATCGACATCGGATAAGCTATAGTCATACGGCACAACAACGCTAAAACCTCCAGCAATCGCCTTGATTCTTGAGCCTTTTGTGTCGGTTGGTTTTACATATTTTGTTTTGATTATTTTCATTTTATTCCCCTATTAATTCAACAACATAACCATTGGCTGTAAACTTCCTATTTTTACGCAATTTATGGCCGTATTCCATCGCTTTGGCTGTTTGAATAGCTGTAAGACCACCGCCAGCAACGTGTAAACACACACGCTCAAGCTGATCGTTTTGCAGTTTGAACAACTTGTTTTCTTTTACTTTTAATACTTTAATCATCCCAATCACCTTATTTATAATATGCCATAAGGCATATTTTTTTGACTAAGCTCTTGCTGTAGCCATTATCAATAAGATCAACAATAAGTTGATCTAACGAATTACCTAGACCACAGCCGTTATAGCCGTAGTCTAGATAATGAGATTTTAATTCGGTGTATAAAGTTTGTAAGTTCATATCGTTCCCCTTGGGAGTTAATCGTTTTGAGCCAATCCCAAAACATGGTTTATTTTAGATCATTTGTTGACACCATGTCAACAGTTATTTTCAACTATTTCAATCGATTTGTTTAAATTTGCCAAATTGCAACTCATAATCAAAGTCAATCCAATCTTTTGCAGTTTCGATCTTTTTAAAACTACGGTTACCTAACTTACCACCAGTAACATAAAACCCTTGTCTAGGTATCGATTCAGACCAAAACATACCTGATACTGGATCGTGTTTATATATCTTTTCATCATTGTTTGTTATTGAACAATGCTTGTATTTTTCAATCATTTCATCACCTTGATAATAGTTAATTATTGTTAATAACACTCGATTGAATGCTATTAAAAATAATGGGCATCCTTGCCCAATCGGTTTACCAGTCTAACTGATTAAGCTCTTTTTCCTTTTCCAGTTTCACAAGCTCTTTAGCTTTGGCAATCGCCTCTTTTTTAGTGGTTATCGGATCATGAAAACCGCATTTGGATATCATGAAATCATGCCATTCTGGATTGGAATAGCACTCAACAAAGAAACCCCATCCATTGTCGTAGTTCTTTTCAGCCAGTCCCTTTAAATGCTCAACAATATTGATTTGTTTAACTGTTAACATGTTTTAACCCTCGATAGTAAAGTAATCTAGTTGATATTGAGCCGATCCAATCGCATCATCCCTTGAATCATGAAAGCTGGTGCAATGGGTCTGCTTAACACCATTCACAAAAGGGATGACTTGATACTCATCCCACTCGCTATCTCTATATACTTTAACGGAAACAGCGTTTAATTCTAATTTTAATATTATACGTTTTGACATGATATAACCCTCGATTAAGCGACTAACGAAACAGGACGAACAACAAAACCCGTAGTATCTTTTTTTGCTCTGCCTTTTGCGTATAGTGCAACAACACCAACACTATCTAGAAACCTAAGATCGCTATCATCACCGCCCATAACTGGCATAGAATCAAAGGATTCAGGGATATTGATAGCCTTATCAAATACAACTGCAAAGCGTTTAAAAACAGGGTTAAGCTTAGCTTTTTCGTATACTGGCAAAAAGGTTTTAACACCTGAATAACTGAAAGTTAGATCATAATTACTTGGAATTGATGATCTAGTGGGAATCTTTGTATAGTCATAAAATTGAACCTCAGGGAACATGGCAAAAATGTTTTTATAGATTACACCCTCGAATACAAAGCTATATAATTCCCATTGTAGATCTGAAGTACCATTCAAACGGATAACAGGAATTAAACCCAGCCTTTTAGCCCGTTTTATAACTCTGCGAATAGATCGGCACAGATGATTAAAAAAGATCGCCCGATCATTAAACCATAACTCAGTTTTAGCCAATCTGGCTAATTGAACGTTATTAAACGCACCACGCCCAGCAGTGTTAAGGCATGGTTTATCACATCCAGCCAATAATGCAAACGGGCAAACGTTACCGAACTCGCTACCATCGGCAGGTGTTAAGTAAAGAATCCCTGTTAAATAGCCAAATTTTTGACCCTTGATTGTTTTGGCATCAGCAGACATGGATAAGAGCATTTTATAAGACATATAACCACCTAGGGTAATAATTAAAAGAGAAAAAAGAGCGTACAAGCAACCGCTTGAGGGTTAATTATAACATCGATAGTTGACCGTGTGTCAATTAATTTACACTAAAACATGGATTGAGAGCCTGAAGGCTTAAAACTTGCCCATCGCCTAGAGCTGTTTACCACACGTTAACACCAATCGCATAGAATTATCAAACCAAAACGGGATAAAATCACAGGATCACAGGCTCACAGGATCACAGGCTCACAGGATCACAGGCTCACAGGCTCACAGGCTATCGGATCACAGGCTATCGGATCACAGGCTATCGGATCACAGGCTATCGGATCACAGGCTATCTGTATCTGTATCTGTATCTGTATCTGTATCTGTATCTGTATCTAACAGCTAAAATCAAAATCGAAAAGCATAAGGACTTTTAACCATTTAGAAACAAGCAAAAGCATAAGGACTGTTTACCATTTAGAAACAAGCGGAACCAGGATCTAAACACTACCCCCTATGCCCCGTTTTTATATATTTTGACCCCAGTCTCTTACATAGTATTCCGCACAGCCAATCCCCAATTTTCAAAACACCCTCCCCCTTATTTACAATAAGTCAACATAAAAATTTTATATATTAATTTTAGAAACACCCCCTATGTATTTATATTTAGTCAACAAAAAATTTTATATTGTAATTTTTAAAAAAGCATGTTACAAATGCTCAACAAACTACAACCCAACCTGTAGACAGAATGATACGACACTCTAATTCCGACGCAATAGACGTTATTTTTGACGAGAAAGATAAGTCAAAAGTTTTATATATGAGCGATGCTCATAGCAACACTCCCCCCATGATAAGCGAACAAGCGGCACTTGAGTCTTTACTCTCTCGCTATGACTATCAGCTTATAAATTCCACAAATAAAATGCGCCAATTTGTCTTGGCAAAGCTTTTTAGAATTGCTAATGAGTCTGAAGATGAAAAAAACGCACTCAAAGCATTAGAGACACTTGGGCGTGTTACCGAGATTGGCTTATTTACAACTAAGATTGAAGTCTCTGTGGCTGATAAGCCAACATCCGATCTAGAGTCTGAACTCAGGGGCTTGTTAAAGAACTATGCCAAACCTGAAAAAGAAGTTGTACCAGAACTTACTGATGAAGAGCTACGTGGTTACAGTGTTGATGAAGAGGTAGAGTCTGCGGACGAAGATGAATGAGTAATCATTTAGGTAATATTGCTCTAAATGAGGAAATACTTACTGCTGCCCTTGCAGCTGCGCCAGTTAGTGAACGAGCAAAGCTTGTTGAATTGATTGATGAATTGCATAGACGACATGCGCGGGAACAGGCACAGGTAAATTTCTTAGCTTTTGTGCAAAAGGTATGGCCTGGATTTATTTACGGTCGCCACCATGCCAGAATGGCACAAGAATTTGAAAAAGTAGTTAACGGCGAGAATAAGCGGCTAATTATTAACCTTGGTCCAAGGCATACTAAGTCTGAGTTTGGGTCTTTTTTATTACCAGCGTGGTTTCTTGGTAAGTATCCTGATAAAAAGATCATACAATGCTCGCACACAGCCGAACTTGCTGTAGGTTTTGGTCGTAAGGTTCGTAACTTAGTGGCTAATCCGCTCTATCAGGAAGTGTTTCCTGGTGTGGAGCTGCAGACTGACTCTAAAGCTGCGGGTAGATGGAACACCAGTGCAGGTGGCAACTACTTTGCGATCGGTGTCGGTGGTGCTGTAACAGGTATTGGTGCGGATATACTCATCATTGATGATCCACACTCGGAACAAGAGGCAGCAATAGCTGCAAGTAACCCTGAGATCTACGATAAGGTCTATGAGTGGTACACATCAGGGCCTAGGCAGCGGCTACAGCCTGGTGGGGCCATAATTATTGTTCAAACCCGATGGTCGAAACGAGATTTAACTGGACAAGTTAGGCAAAAAGAGTTAAATGGGGGTGGAGACAAGTGGCGTGTGGTAGAACTTCCTGCTATTCTACCTTCAGGTAAGCCCTTATGGCCTGAGTTTTGGACAATAGAAGAGTTAGAGGCTACTAGAAACGCCATTGATGTTTCAAAATGGCAAGCTCAGTATCAACAGAACCCAACTTCTGAAGAAGGGGCGATAGTTAAACGTGAATGGTGGCAGAAATGGGAGAGTGATTCCCCACCACCTACAGATTTTATACTGCAAACGTGGGATACTGCGTTTGAAAAACACAACCGAGCAGACTATTCTGCATGTATTACGTGGGGAGTGTTCTATCACGCTGATGAAAATGGTATTACTCAAGCCAATATCATTATGCTAGATGCCAAACGTGATCGTATGGAGTTTCCTAGGCTTAAGGAGGCTGTGTTAGATGAGTATAAGTACTGGCAGCCCGATGCTTTGATCATAGAAAAGAAAGCCTCTGGTGCGCCTTTAATTTATGAGTTGCGAGCAACAGGTGTTCCAGTGTCAGAATTTACACCAAGTCGTGGTAATGATAAGATTTCTAGATTAAATGCTGTTGCTGATGTATTTGCATCTGGTAGAGTATGGGTTCCAAACACTCGTTGGGCAGATGAGGTTATAGAGGAAGTAGCATCATTTCCTGCAGGGCAACACGATGACTATGTGGACTGCGTATCAATGGGAATCTCTCGATTTAGGAAAGGCGGATTCTTAAGTTTGCGTTTGGACTCTGACGATATGGATAGTGATTTTACACCAAGACAAGCAGCGTATTATTAAATGAATAAAGAATTTAAACAAATGTTAATAGAATTTTTAGGGTGTGCATTGTTAGTATTGGCAGCCTGCTATGTTTTAACACTTATAACTCCCTGTTAAATAAGGAAACATAATGATAGATAAAAGTGTAAACCCGGCCCCTATGGGCTTAGATGCCATAGATCAAGAAGAAGACCTAAATCAAGAACCTCTTGAAATTGAGATTGAAGATCCTGAGTCAGTAACGATAAGTCATGGTGATGAGATTATTCTTCAGATCCAAAAAGAAGTTGATGAAGAAAAGTTTAATGCAAACCTTGCTGAAGAGATTGATGATGCAACTCTTGACTCTCTAGCTTCAGATCTTATTAATGACTTTGAGTCTGATGTAAGCGCACGTAAAGACTGGGTACAGACTTATGTCGATGGGTTAGAGTTGTTAGGTCTTAAGATGGAAGAACGCTCAGAACCTTGGGAAGGCGCATGTGGCGTGTATCACCCACTATTAACTGAGGCTGTTATTAAGTTCCAAGCTGAGACAATTACTGCTACATTTCCTGCGTCTGGACCAGTTAAAACACAAATAATAGGTAAAGAAACAGAAGATAAGAAAGAAGCTGCACAGCGTGTTCAGGACGATATGAACTACCAGCTTACTGATGTTATGACTGAGTATAGACCAGAGCATGAACGCATGTTATGGGGCTTAGGATTAGCAGGTAATGCGTTTAAGAAAGTATATTATGACCCATACTTAACTCGACAAGTATCTATGTACGTACCTGCTGAAGATGTAGTTGTACCATATGGCGCATCAAGCCTTGAGTCTGCAGAACGTGTAACCCATGTAATGCGTAAGACTGAGAACGAGATACGCAGATTGCAGTATGAGGGTTTTTACAGAGATGTGGACCTTGGTGAACCTTCCAATACTATGGATGACGTTGAGAAGAAGATAGCTGATAAGCTTGGGTTTAGAGCGTCAACGGATGATCGGTTTAAGTTGTTGGAAATGCATGTTGAAATCAATTTAGAAGGGTTTGAGCATGAAGATGAAGATGGTAAAAAAACTGACATAGCCCTGCCTTATGTAGTTACTATTGAAAAAGGCACTGGAACTATCCTTTCAATTCGCAGAAATTGGGACCCTGAAGATGAATCATGTAAAAAACGCAATCACTTCGTTCACTATGGCTATGTGCCGGGTTTTGGCTTTTATTGTTTTGGGCTTATTCATCTTATTGGTGCTTTCGCCAAGTCTAGTACTTCAATCCTTCGCCAGTTGGTTGACGCGGGCACTCTCAGTAATCTTCCGGGGGGCTTTAAAACTAGAGGATTAAGAGTTAAGGGTGATGATACTCCAATTGCTCCGGGCGAGTGGAGGGATGTAGATGTACCATCTGGTGTAATGCGTGATAACTTCATGCCACTGCCGTACAAAGAACCAAGCCAAACACTATTAACTCTACTACAAGGAATCGTTGATGAAGGTCGCCGTTTTGCTGGGGCTGCTGATCTTGCTGTCTCTGATATGTCCTCTAATAGTCCTGTTGGTACAACATTGGCTGTACTCGAGCGAACCCTTAAAGTAATGAGCGCAGTTCAGTCGCGTATTCACTACTCGATGAAACAAGAGTTTATTTTACTACGTAACATTATTAGAGATTATTGCCCAGAGGAATATGCATATGAGCCCACAGAAGGTAGTAGACACGCTAAGAAAGCTGATTATGATTTGGTGTATGTTTTACCTGTCTCTGACCCAAATGCCGCAACTATGGCACAAAAGGTCGTCCAATACCAAGCAGCCTTACAACTAGCACAAGGCGCACCACAGCTATATAACATGCCTGTATTACACAGGCAAATGCTGGAAGTACTAGGTATACCTAACTATCAAAAGTTAGTGCCTATGGAAGATGATATGAAACCTCGTGACCCAGTTACAGAGAATCAAAACATCCTCAAAAACAAACCTGTTAAAGCATTTTTGTACCAAGATCATCAAGCTCATATTGCTGTACATATGTCTGCTATGCAAGATCCTAAAGTTCAAATGGTTATTCAACAGTCTATGGGTCAAAACCCACAAGCTCTAGCGGCATTACAAGCGGCAATGTCTGCACATATTAATGAGCACTTAGGGTATGAGTATAGAAAACAGATTGAGCAAACTATGGGTATGGATATTCCTAACTACGGTGAAGATGATACTGACAACCAAGTGACTATACCTGAAGCTATGGAAGTTCAAATCTCCAAATTAGCAGCTCAGGCATCACAACAGTTGTTACAGCAAAATCAACAAGAAGCTCAAGCACAACAAAATCAACAGAAAGCTCAGGATCCGTTGATACAAATGCAACAACAAGAGCTGCAACTTAAAGCTCAGGACTTGCAACGCAAAGTAGCTAAAGATCAGTCTGATGCTCAGTTGGAAGCTATGAAGATACAAGTTGATCGTGAGCGTATTGGTGCTCAACAACAGTCTACAGGAGCACAAATCTCAGCTAAGATGCAAGATACGCAAGCTCAATTACGAGCAAAGCAAGATGAGATGGCAGCTAAGTTAGGTGTGGATGTAGCACTTAAAGAAAGTGAGCGTGCACACCATAAGCAGCAAACTAATCAACAGCATGACCATGCTAAGTTCTTAGCTGAAAGACAAGCACAAATAGCTGAAAGACAAGCTGAAAGACAGGTAGAAAAACGCAAAAAATAACCTAGAGGCCGCGTCACTTGTGGCCTCAGCAACAGCATTTGGAGATAAATAATGGATAGAGAAGCTGAGATTCTCTTTAAACAAATTGATGACAGAGTAGCGTTATTAACACAAGCGTTAGCGTCTGGTAGAGCAGAGGATTATGCCCAGTATAAGTATATTTGTGGGCAGATCCAAGGTTTAGACCAAGCGCGAAGCGCCATAGAAGTACTAACTAAAAAACTGGAGTTCGAAGACGAATGAGTAAAATCCTAATTGGATCCAATCCAAACAACCCCCAAGTCGTAGGGTCGGTAGACCTTGAGGCTACTAATGAAGAAAAGGCAACACAACTGCCTACACCAACAGGATACCGTATACTGTGTGCGTTACCTGAAGTGGAGAAAGAGTATGAGAATGGCCTTCTTAAAGCTGATGAAACTATGCGGCATGAAAATCTTTTGGCTACTGTGTTGTTTGTTGTGGCTATGGGCCCTGACTGCTATGGTGACAAAGACCGTTTTCCTACTGGCCCTTGGTGCAAAGTTGGGGATTTTGTCCTTGTAAGACCTAACGCTGGCACTAGAGTTGAGATTCACGGAACTGAGATGCGTGTAATTAATGATGATAGTGTTGAAGCAGTTGTTTTAGACCCTAGGGGCATTCGGAGGGCAAAATGAGCAAAACAAGTAAATTTGATTACATAGCTTATGATGAAGAAGCTAAAGCTCACCAAGCACAACTTAAATTGTTAGTCACCGCTGTGGAAGATAAATTACATACCTTGGCTAATACCAGATATATATCTTTAGCACTTACTTCGTTAGAAGAGTGTTACATGTGGGCGGGCAAAGCTACTCGTGACGATCAGCTCGTTCGCAACAACTATGAATTTAGTCTTGAAGAAGAAAGGAGCAATAGCTAATGGCTAAGTACGAAGCAGATGATTATGAGTTCCCTGATGAGGCTGGTGGGGATGTAGAACTAGATATTGATGAAATTGATGGTATTGAGATTGAAATTGAAGACGATACCCCTGTAGCTGATAGAAATGCTAGACCCCCATTACCAAAAGAAGTTGTTGATGAACTAGAAGATGCTGACAGTTCTGACGACTATTCAGGTAAGGTTCAAACTAAGTTTAAACAGTATAAAAAAGCATGGCATGACGAACGTAGGGCTAAAGAAGAGGCTTATCGTGAGCAAGAAGAAGCTCTAGCTGTAGCTCAAAAAATACTGGATGAAAACAAACATTTAAAATCTTTACTTGAATCAGGAGAGAAGGAGCTAATAAGCACTTATCAATCCTCTGCTGAGTTAGAAGTGGAGAAGGCTAAACGTAATTATAAGGAAGCTTATGACTACGGGAATACTGATGCGATCATCGAAGCACAAGAAGAATTGATGAAAGCAACAAATAAACTTGACAAAGCTCAAAATTTCAGGCCTACTGCACAAAACACCGACACAGGTGCACAGTTATTACAAAAACAGCAACGTGCTGTACAGCAAGACCCGAAGGCAGCGGAATGGGTAGCCGAAAATCCGTGGTATGTTGACCCAACTAAGAAAGCTATGAGTAGATTCGCTGTAGGCATACACGAAGACCTCTTAGAAACTTATGGGGAAAAGTTCATCGGAAGTGATGAATACTATAAACGTATCGACCAAGAAGTACAACGCAGATTCCCAGAAGAATTTAGCGATCAAAACGATGAGCCTAAAGCTCAGCGTACATCAAAACTTAGCACGGTAGTAGCTCCTGCAAAAAGAAGCACCGCCCCTAAAAAGGTGACGCTCAGCAAGACACAAGTAGCATTAGCCAAGAAATTTGGATTAACTAATGAACAATACGCCCGTGAACTAACCAAATTAGGAGCCTAACATGGCCGAAAATAGATTGAACAGAGATACCCAAACACGTGACACTTCAGCCCGTCCTAAGCAGTGGGCGCCAGCTGAGCTTCTTCCTGAACCGGATAAGCAACCGGGTTACGCGTACAGATGGATTAGAACGTCAACGCTAAATGCGGCTGACCCAAGAAACTTGTCAGCAAAACTGAGAGAAGGTTGGGAGCCTGTTAGTGTTTCGGAACAACCAAAAATGCAACTGTTAGTCGATCCCGAAAGTCGTTTTAGAGACAACATAGAGATTGGCGGTTTATTGTTATGTAAGACACCTGTTGAGTTTATTGAGCAACGTAATGAACACTTTAATAAACAAACTCAGGCGCAAACAGAAGCAGTAGATAATAATTTGATGCGTCAAAGCGATCCAAGAATGCCGTTATTTAATGAGCGAAAATCTACAACATCCTTTGGCAGACAATAATATTCTCTTTTTGGAGGTTTAAATGGCTTACCCTACTGTAAGTGCACCATATGGCTTAAAACCCATAAATTTGATTGGAGGTCAGGTTTTTGCTGGCTCCACTCGCAACATCCCTATTCAATATGGCTATAACGTCAACATTGGTTATGGAGACCCAGTTGTAATTGCGTCTGGTACTATTATTAGACCTACTATTGCTGCTGCAACTACTGGTAAACAAATCACTGGTATTTTCTTGGGCTGTTCTTATACCAACCCTACTACTAAGCAAAAACAATTTGCTCAATACTGGCCTGCTGGTACTTTGGCTGGTGACGCTGTTGCTATTGTTACTGATGACCCAGATACTATCTTTAAAGTTGTTATGTTATCTGCAGCTGGTGGTACTGTTACTTCTGGTTCACAAGCTTTAGTTGGCTTAAACGTAGCTGGTGCTGATGCTGCTGCTAACGTAAATACAGGTAACTCTACTGTAGGTGCTGTTACTCCATCTGCAACTCCTAGTACTGGTTTAGTGTACCGTGTTATTGATACTGTTAAAGAAACAGCTATATCTACTGCTGTTCCAAGCACTTCAACTACATCTGCTACTATTACTGTACCAGCTTTAACTTCTCCATTAGTAATTGGTTCTGAAGTTAACTTTATAGCTGCTAATGGTCAATTAGTACAAACTGGTTCATTCTTAACAGCTAACTATGCTGTGGGTGCAACTTCTCTTGTTATGAACGCAGCGTCTGGTGTAACTATCCCAGCTTCTGCTACCTTAGTTATTGTCCAATACCCAGAAGTGTTGGTTAAAATTAACTTCGGTATTCATTCATATTACGGCGCTTAAGGAGCAATAATATATGGCTATTTCACGTGCACAACTATTAAAAGAACTATTACCGGGTCTTAACGCTCTGTTTGGTTTGGAATATGCTCGTTACGGCGAAGAACATAAAGAAATTTATGAAACTGAGTCTTCTGAGCGTTCATTTGAAGAAGAAACAAAACTGTCTGGTTTCTCTGCAGCTCCTGTTAAAAACGAAGGTTCGGCCATCGCTTATGACAATGCTCAAGAAGCTTGGACTTCACGCTACAACCACGAAACTATTGCTTTAGGCTTCTCATTAACTGAAGAAGCTATTGAAGATAACTTGTATGACTCTTTGTCTGCTCGTTATACTAAAGGTTTGGCTCGTGCTATGTCTTACACTAAACAAGTTAAAGCAGCTGCTGTATTAAACAATGGCTTCTCTTCTAGCTATGTTGGTGGTGACGGCGTATCTTTGTTCTCATCTGCTCACCCATTAGTTTCTGGTGGTACTAACAGTAACATTCCTTCAACTCCTGCTGATTTAAACGAAACTTCTTTGGAAGCGGCTGTTATTCAAATCGCCGCATGGACTGATGAGCGTGGTCTGTTGATTGCTGCTAAACCTAAAAAGTTGATCGTTCCACCGGCATTGCAATTCGTTGCAACTCGTTTGTTGGAAACTGAACAACGTGTAGGAACTGCTGACAATGATATCAACGCATTGAAAAACAACGGTTCTATTCCACAAGGTTATGCTATTAACCACTTCTTGACTGACAGCAATGCTTGGTTCTTAACTACTGATGTCCCTAATGGTATGAAGCACTTTGTTCGTGCTCCTATTACTAATGACATGTCGGGGGACTTCGACACTGGGAACGTTCGTTACCGTAGCAGGGAACGTTACAGCTTCGGCTGGAGTGATCCCCTTTCTATGTACGGTTCAACTGGCGCATAGTCAATAGAATCAACTAGTTAGAGTAAATTAAGGGCTTCTTCGGAGGCCCTTTTTTATTGAGAAAATAAAACTTGTGCTATCGTCACAATAGTGTATACTGCAACTTTCTTAAGTCCTATATCGGAGATTTACCATGAAAAATGTAATATACAAAATACGAAATGTTGTTAATAATAAATTTTATGTAGGGAGTACTGTTGATAGCCGAGTTAGGTTTCAAACACATCGAAGAAACTTAAAATCAGGTAAACACAAAAGTCCGCATATGCAAGCTGCTTGGAATAAGTATGGGGAAGATTGTTTTAAATTTGAAGTTGTTGAGCATGTCGCAAATCCTGAAGACTTACTTAAAGCTGAACAAGTGTGGTTAGACGCTCACGCGGGAAAATCTTATTGCTATAACTGGGCAACTGATGCAAGTGCGCCAATGCGCGGTAAAAAACATACAGGAGAAGCGTTAGAAAAAGTAAAGGCCGCAGGATTAAAAGTGCCAAAAGGTAAAAACTCAGTATTATTTGGTATACCAAGAAGTGCAGAAACAAAAGCAAAAATATCTGAAAAATGCAAAGGGCTACCAAACCCAATGAAAGGCAAAAAACATTCTGAACAAAGCAGATTAAATATTGCCGCCTCTGTCAAACGTGGCGCAGATTCTTTTTGGTATGGTAAACGTCCCCCTAGTGCGGACTTAACACAAAAGCCTATTAGAGCTATTAAAAGAGATCGTAGCGAAGAGATATATAAAAGCCTAGCCTTTATGCGGGATACGTTAGGTGTATCTGTAGCAACCATCATACGTGCTTGTAAATCAGGCAAACCAATACGCCAAGGTGTGTGCGATGGTTGGGTATTGTCTTACGCAAGTGAGGAAGTAAACACAGCGCCAGAGATTCCTGAAGAGCATTTAGAGTACCCAAGAACTAGACAAGAAGCTAAAGAGTTGAGTGCAAAGCTATACTTTACAGGCATTCCTTGTGATCGTGGCCACATCTCTCCACGTAAAACTAAAGGTGCTTGTGTTGCTTGCATAAAAGAAGATTATAAAAAAGATAAACGTCTTAAAATAAACTTGCAAGACTAAATAAAGTGGAGTATAAGTACAACATACCGGGGAATAATCCGGCTTAGTAGACAGCCCCCGCTGACGCATAGAAGACTACTAGGCTTAGACTTTCTATGAAGGAAACTAAAATGGCATTTACTACATTTTCAGGCCCAGTCCGTACAGGTACTGTTAAAGATACTACTGGCACCGTTCCGGGTTATATTGATAACACAGGTGTTGTTGTTTTATTACAAGCGGCAGCTCTTCCAGCCACTGCGGGCACTACTACTGTTGCGGTTCTCCCTGCGGGCTCTCAAATCATTGACATACAAGTAGACACAACTACTGTATTCAACTCAGCTACTACTCTTGTTATTGGTGATGGTACTACTGCTAACAAATTCGTTACTTCTACTACTATTACAACTGCTGGTCGTGACGATACTTCAGCTACTAAACAATGGCTTCAGTTCATAAACATTGGTACTACTGATGTTGCTATCGTAGCTACTACTGCTGGCTCTGCTGTAACTGGCGCTGCATGGGTTACTGTTACATATGCTCAAAAATCATCTACTGGTGCTGAAGCTCCTATTTCAGCTTAATAATTAATTTAAGGGGGCCAGAGTTGATCGACCTCGGCCTTAAACGATAATGTATAATACAGCCCTTAACTTTTTACATATAGGAGATTAATTATGAGTATGCAAACAGACGTCAAATCGGTACACTCCAGTGCTGCAGTTTCAGGCACGGCTGTATCGTTAGTGCCGGGGCGAGTTAGGTTAAAAAGCGTTATTATCGCAGGTGGTGCAGGTGCAGGTACTGCTACTTTTTCTGATGGTGCAACTCCTGCTAATGCTGCAGTAGGTCTTAGTAAACTTGTATGTGATACAGGGGCTAATTCAAACGTAACAAATGTGTTAATGCCGGGTGAAGGGATTTTGTTTGAGAATGGTATTTGGTACACACCTACTACTACAGTGCCGTTAGGTGTTACTGTTGTGTATGGCTAAGTTATGGAACATCAAAGATCCTCAGACCCAGCAATACAAACGGTGAGAGAGCTCGCCACCCACAGTGCGGATATACGACATTTGCAGAATGACATGGATAAAATGATTAAAGATATGGATGAGATAAAAGAAACCATAAAAGAAATCAGTAAAACCTTATCTGAAGCTAAAGGTGGATGGCGCATGTTTATGATGATTGGTGGAGTTGGTGCAACAGTTGGTGCAGCGGCTTCTTGGTTATTTGACGTAATAAAGAATTAAAGTTATGGCTACTAAGAAAGCTCCAAGTCTAGCTGTTGGTAGAGGTGAGAAACTCCCAGTATCTCAAGGTGCAGGTTTAACCGCAAAAGGTAGAGCTAAATACAACGCAGCTACAGGATCTAATCTCAAAGCTCCTCAACCTCAAGGGGGGCCAAGAAAGAAATCATTTTGCGCCAGAATGTCAGGTATGCCGGGACCTATGAAAGATGAGAACGGTAAACCTACACGTAAAGCTGCATCACTAAAAAGGTGGAACTGCGGTGCCAAGTAAATCTAAGAAACAACATAACTTCATGGAGATGATTGCTCATTCTCCTAAAATGGCGAAAAAAGCGGGTGTTCCGCAAGCAGTAGGTAAAGAATTTGCCACTGCCGATAAAGGTAAAACATTTAACAAAGGTGGCGAAATGGCAGCTAAAAAACCCGATCTAAAGAAACTGTTTAAAGGTAAGGACACTAAAGGCGAAGAGCTTAAAGAAGCTAAAGCTATTAAATCTGGTAAAATCACTCCTATGCAATATGCTAAAGGTGAGAAGATGGAAGATACCAAAAAGATGAAAGCTGGCGGCAAATGTTATAGAGCTGGCGGATTTGTAAAAGCTGCTGATGGCTGCGCTACTAAAGGTAAAACTAAAGGAAAATTTGTATAATGGCTACTAAAATGAAAGTACCTGACGAAGAGAATGATGTCCTTGCTGGTGAAGCTGTAGCCAAATACAGAGCACAACAAGCTAAATCAGCAGCTCCTAAACCTAAACCAGTAGCTCCTAAACCTAGACCCAAAATGTCTGAAGCAGAAGAGTCTGCTAGAAACGATATGTTAGCTGGTGAGATGGTTTACCCGACAGTAAAAAAGAAAAAAGGCGGCTCAGTTAAATCCTCAGCGTCTTCTCGTGGTGACGGGTGTGCTCAACGTGGCAAAACTCGTGGTCGTTTTGTCTAATGAAAGCTTCACGGGGTATGGGCGATATTAACCCAAGCAAAATGCCTAAAGGTAAAAAGATCATTCGTAAGGATGATCCTAATTCTGTAGATGAGTACAAGAAAGGGGGAGTGATAAAAAGCTTCCCTCCTCTTACCAAAAACAAAAGAGTTAAGAAATGACCACTACTGGAACCGCACTATTTAACATAGACCTCTCAGAGATAATCGAAGAAGCCTTTGAACGTGCTGGTTCTGAGCTTCGTAGTGGTTATGACTTTAAAACAGCTAGGCGTTCGCTTAATTTACTCCTGATAGAATGGGGGAACAAAGGCATAAATCTTTGGACTGTGGAGCAAGGACAAATTGTTCTTAGTACAGGAGTGGCGACTTACACACTACCTATTGATACTGTTGACCTATTAGACCAAGTTATACGCACAGGTTCAGGTCAAAATCAATCCGATATAACTATATCAAGAATTTCAGAGTCTACCTATGCGACAATCCCTAATAAGAATGCGTTAGGTAAACCTATCCAAGTTTGGATAAATAGACAATCAGGAGCAACAACTCCTACAGGTGTAGCAAGTCCAACTATTAATGTATGGCCTACACCACAAGCACCAGACTCTCAATATACGTTTGTATACTGGCGGTTAAGAAGAATGCAAGATGCTGGCGATGGTGTTAATACACAAGATATACCCTATTTATTTTTACCTGCATTAGTTGCAGGCTTAGCTTACTATTTGTCTATGAAACTTCCAAATATGGATTTGGCAAGAGCCCAAGCATTAAAAGCAGTTTATGATGAACAGTTCCAATTAGCTGCAGAAGAAAATAGAGAAAAAGCTCCAGTGCGTATGGTTCCACGGATGTCACTTAGCCGATGAGTTCTAAGTATGCTTTAGGTAAGATTGCGATAGCCCAGTGTGATCGCTGTGGCATGGAGTACTTACTTAAAAAATTAAGACCATTAACTATAAAAACTAAAATAACTAATATTTTAGTTTGCCCTACGTGCTGGGAGCCAGATCAGCCTCAGTTGCAGTTAGGTATGTACCCAATTAGTGATCCACAGGCTTTACGTAATCCACGTAGGGATACAAGTTATCAAGTATCTGGGCTAGACATAAACAACCTACCTTCTGGTGGGTCTAGGATATTCGAATGGGGCTGGGCACCTGTAGGTGGAGCTTCACAGTTTGACGCAGTTTTAACCCCTAATGCCTTAGTTGCAATAGGACAAGTTAGTTCAGTAACTACAACATAGAGATTAATATGAGCATTTTATCTGACAAATATCCACAAATTAAACCAGTAAAAGTACCTGATGTGCCTAGTGCTGGAACCCCTGTAAAAGATGTAAAGACCACTGGTATTAAAATACGAGGCACAGGTGCTGCTACAAAAGGCACAATGGCTCGCGGTCCGATGGCATAAGCAATGAATTATATTACGTTGCGTCAAGTTATACAGAGCTATGCTGAAAATACAGAGGCATTGTTCGTTGCTAATATACCTGTGTTTATTCAGCAAGCAGAGCAACGTATATATAACACTGTACAAATCCCTGTATTAAGAAAAAATGTAACAGGCAATGTCACAGTATCTAATCCCTATTTGTCGTGTCCTAATGACTTTTTAGCTGTGTATTCTTTGGCAGTTATAGGCAATACTGGAACGTATCAATATTTAATTGATAAAGATGTAAGTTTTATTAGGGAAGCGTATCCATCTCCTACTGATATATCTGTGCCAAAGTATTACTCTATATTTGGTTCACAACTATCATATCAAAATGAAATATCACTTTTATTAGCACCTACTCCTGATGCTAACTATAATGTTGAATTGCACTATTTTTATTACCCAGTTACTATTGTTCAAGGTATTATTGACCAATCAAATATTAGTTTAGCTGGCGCCGGATATACTAATGGAGCATATTATAATGTTAGTCTGACAGGAGGTAACGGATTCTATGCAACTGCAAATATTATTGTATCAGCAGGTATTGTTACTTCAGCAGTTTTAGTTAATGGTGGATCATTATATACAGTTGGCGATGTGTTATCAGTATCTAGTTCTGCGTTAGGAACAGGTGGGTCTGGGTTTACTTTAACGGTACTATCTGTGTCAAATGCTGCTGGTACTAGCTGGTTAGGTGATAACTACGATCCTGTATTGTTCTACGGTGCTATGCGTGAAGCTATGATCTTTATGAAAGGTGAAGCAGATATGATTGGTTACTATGAACAGAAGTACCAAGAAGCTATCGGTCAACTAAAACGTCTAGGTGACGGACTGGAACGCGGAGACGCTTACAGAAACAATCAAACCAAAATACCTTATAGCGGCTTATGATAGTTCAAGGGCAAACTACAATATTTAAAAAGAACCTATTAAGTGGGCTAGAGAACTTTGCTACAGGCACAACTCAAGTTTATAAGATAGCTTTATATACAGCTAACGCTGAACTTACTGCAAGTACTTTAGAATATACTACTTTAAATGAAGTTACAGGCGCAGGTTACATAGCTGGAGGTGAAATATTAACTCCTATAGTCCCTGCAAGTAGTGGCTCAACGGCGTATATATCTTTTAATAATGTCTCATGGCTTGCAGCTAATTTCCTATGTCGTGGCGCTTTGATATATAATGATACAACTAATGCCGCTGTAGCTGTTTTAGACTTTGGTTCAGACAAAACTGCATCAGGTACATTTACAATAACCTTTTCACCCGCAACAGCCTCAACTGCTGTTATTAGAATTTCTTAGAGGAATTAAAATGCATATTGAAACAACAAATGTAGGTGATACCTGCTCAGCTTCTGTAGATAGAGGCGCAAGTTATGATGAAGCTATGAGCTTACACGGAACATACCAGATTGTATGCCATGACAAATTTGGGGATATTAAATGGGCTGATGTAATTGGCAACTTGGTCACTACAGTGGGTAAAAACTCTACTATGGACACCATGTTAGGCAACGTGGCGGTAGGCGCTGTTGTTATGGGTCTTAAAGGTACAGGCACTGCTCTTGTAACTGATACTCAAGCATCACACACTTGGTTGGAAGTAGGTCTTGCCAATGCCCCTACTTATTCCGGTACTCGTAAAACTCCTGTGTTTGGTGCCGCATCTGCTGGAGCTAAATCAACATCTACACCAGTTGTATTTACAATGACAGGTTCAGGTACAGTTGCTGGATGTTTTATTAACCTTGGTGGCTCTTCAACTATTGATAGCACTACAGGTGTTTTATTTTCTGCTGGGGATTTTACTGCTGGTTCTAAAACTGTAACATCAGGCGATACCCTGTCAGTTAGTTATACTGCGACCGCATCTTAACAGGAGATACGTATGGCGCTAATATTAGGAGACCGCATAAAAGAAACCACTACTGTTGCAGGTACAGGAACAGCGACTCTTTTAGGCGCAACTACAGGGTTTCAATCTTTTACTGCTGTTGGTAATGGTAATACTACATACTATTGTATTGCAGATCAAGGAGGCCCTAACTGGGAAGTAGGTATTGGAACTTATACAGCTTCAGGTACTACTCTTGCTCGTACTACTGTATTAGCATCTTCTAATGCTGGTGCTTTAGTTGTATTTACTACTGGTGTTAAGGATGTTTTTGTAACATATCCTTCTGAAAAAGGTGTTTGGTTAGATGCTAGCAATAATGCTATAGGTCTTGGAACTCCTGCTGCATTTGTTGGCACTAATATTACAGGCACTGCTTCTGGCTTAACCGCTGGTAATGTGACTACCAATGCCAATTTAACTGGTGCAGTTACTTCTGTAGGTAACGCAACTTCTCTAGGATCTTTTACTTCTGCACAATTGGCTGCTGCTCTAACAGATGAGACAGGTACTGGCGCTAACGTATTTGCTACAAGCCCTACATTAGTTACTCCAGCACTAGGTACTCCAACAAGCGGCACATTAACTAATTGCACATTACCACAATTATCAGCATCCACAGGTTCGTCCTTAGTTAGTACCATACAATCTGGCACAGGTGCAGTCACTCGTACTGTAGCATCAAAACTTAATGATGTAATATCTGTTAAAGACTTTGGTGCTGTTGGGGATGGTGTTACGGATGATACTGCAGCAATCAATCTAGCATTGACTTATGCAAACACCGCAGTTGGTACAAAATACAAAATATTATCTTTTGAACCAGGTACATATTTAGTAGTTCCCGGTGGGTTAAGCACTATATTTTGTGATATTGATGGGGCGAATACAGAGATAAAAGCTTTTAATAATACAAATGCACCACTTTTAACTTTAGGACATGCAACCGCTGGGGTTGTTGGACAGCGTATTAAATTAAATGCTTTAACTGGATATGGATTTAATTATTCGTTTACAGGTACAAGATATGGACAAGGTATCGGCTGGAGCATGACTGCTGGTCAATTTAGTAGCCAAACAACTTTAGATATATTTTTTATTCAAGGATTCATAACAGGAATTAATGCTGACTGCTCAAGTGGTTTTCATATAGGAACATCAACTTTTAATATAAGCACGTTATGGTATTGTACAACGGGGTTTTATTCTAATTGCAGTTCTTTACAGTTTGAAAATTGTATAGTTAATATTGTGTACATGGTTGCTTGCAATATATGTATATCTTCAAATGCTTCAGGAGCAGCTAACAATGCTCAAAACATATACAATATTGCTTGTTTAGAGCTTCATCAAATAGCAGGGACAGTGGGGTTTTATTCGGCTGGCGCTAACACTGTTCAAAATATATATAATGTTAATTCTATATTTTACAACGCAAACACTACTTATATCGTTCAAACAGATGGGCTAAGTATAGCCAGTGAATATAACTTACCAAACATTGATTATACAAAAATTACAGCACTTAGCAATGTGTTTAAACTTAACGGTATTGGTAAGTTATATTCTGGCAATCCAACTAGGTCAATAGCCTATGGCGCATCACCAGCTCCAACAACAGGTACTAATTTATGGAATATTGGTGATGAATATATAGTTAATAATCCTGCTGCTGAAGGGGTTGGCTCGTATAGATATACAGCGTCTGGGTGGTTACCAAGCAGTATAGTAACAAATGCAAAATTATCCTTGGGTGCAGGATCAATAGCAACAAATCTTGCAGCTGGAACAAGCTCATTAGCTGTAAATACTACAGGGTTTCAAAATATAGGCTATGGCTCAGGAACATTAATAAAAAATACTACTGGAAATTACAATGTTGCGATTGGGGCATCAACATTAGGAAATGTTGTTTCTGGGAGTTTAAATACCGCTGTAGGTGTGGCTGCATTGGGAAATACAACTGGATCAAACAATACAGCGATTGGACAGCTTTCAGGTAACGGAATTACATCAGGAACAGGCAATACAATTATTGGTTGCTATACAGGGACAGCTGCTCCAATATCTGCAACAGGTTCTTATTATGTTGTACTAAGTGATGGTGCTGGTAACGTAAGACAAACCATTGACTCTGCTGGAAAAGTTGGGATTAATACAACTGCACCAAATTCTTTATTGCATATTAATGGCACAACAGGACTTGGTGTTGGCGCAGCATTAACTGGCGATAATGCAATTATACCCGGTGCTGGCGGTATTGTTTTAAATGGCGGAGCTCAGGCTGGATTATCTACCTATGCTCCAATAGGAAATTCAACTTCAGTTGCTGCAATAAGTCAATATTTTGATACAACTGATGGTTTTAAAAGGTATTTAGATATTGCTAGTGTTGGTGCTACTACTGGCGCAGGGGCAAATATTAGATTTTTGACAAGCTTAGGGGGAATTGCTACTAGAGAAATAGCACGATTTACTTCAGCAGGTGGTTTAAACCTTGGTGCTTTTGTTAATGATCCCGGTAGTGGCAACATGATAATCGCTGGGATAAAGGCCACTTCAGCCGCTGCGCCTACAATAGCTTCCGCTACAACTATTGCACCAACTAAAGCCATTACATTTATTTCAGGTGTAACTCCAATAGTAACCATTACTGCACCTAGTCCTATATCGTTAGGAGGTGGTCAAATTACATTAATACCTACAGGCATATTTACAACCACAACAGCAGGAAATATAGCATTGGCATCAACAGCAATAGTAAGTAAGGCCTTAATAATGACTTATGATGTTACTACTGCTAAATGGTATCCATCTTACTAAGGTAAATGAAATGATAGAATATACTTGGAATATTATTAAATTAGACTGCTATCCAGAAAAGGAAGGACAAACAGATGTTGTTTTTACAGCAGAATATACTGTTATTGGAGAAGATGACGGTTATAACGGATCATTACTTGGGTCAGTTGTTTTAAATTATGTTGGGGATGAGCCTTATACGCCTTATGCAAACTTAACTTTAGATCAAATTTTATCTTGGGTTAAAGCCGAACTTGGAGAAGATCAAATATCTAGCATTTATAATTGTATTTCAGATCAAATACAAAAATTAAAGACTCCAAGTGTTGTTGTGCTTCCTTTGCCCTGGAATAAATAATATGACAATCGAATGGGCGGCTGCATCAACTAAACGAGGTATTATCTGGGTAGCTACCGCACTTGTGGGGGCTGTATTCATATTCCTAGGTAAGCCTGTAGATCAACTCTTACTACTTGCTGGCGGTGTTGCTGGTGGCTTAGGTGTGATACTAAAAGACTGATGCCATACTTATTCGTTGCCCTTATTGTTGCAAGTTTTGCTTCTGGCTATGGCTTTGCCTATAAAGTATCACAAGCCGAAATTAGAGAAATGTCAGAGAGCATATCTGACATGAACCGAGAAGCTGACATACAACTAGCGACTCTTACTGAAGAAGCAGATAGGGCACATACAGAAGCCTTGAAGCTTAATAAAGAACTGGAGGACGCTAATGTCTCAGCAATCAATGCAATTAATAGTCAGCGCGATAGTTTTAAGTCTGTGCGCATGTACGACAACAGCAGGAAAAGTAGTAGTTGTACCCCAACAAAAAGTAATAATTCCAACTTCACTGCTGGAGCCGTTGAAGATAGATACGAACTTTCAGACGAACTTACAAGCTTTCTCAAGTCTGAAGCATATAGAGCAGACCAAATAGCACAGTATGCTATACTATGTCGAAAGTTTGTGGTGGATAATAACTGTGGGATAAGTAAGTAATGCTAGGTATAACCTCGTTTGCGCAGTCTACATTTGCTGGATTAGGCATTGTTGATTATGTCGATAGTGTTAGCGAGACTATATCTTTAACAGATATTCAAACAAGCTCTGCTCAGTTTGTAGGAACACAGGCTAACACTCAGACTTTAACAGATTTAAATGCTGTACAGGTAGGGTTTGTAGGAAGTTTAACTGAAACTCAAACATTAAGTAATGTAGAGACAGCTGTACAAGATTTTCCCGTAACTGAAAGCAGTAGTGCTGTAACACTAAGTACATTAGAAGATGTAATTGCTGCTTTTGTAGCAACACAAACCGATAGTCAAACTTTAACCGAGATACAAGTTGGCGGGTTTCAGTATGCTGTTTCTCAAGTTGAGAGCATTACTTTAACAGATTTAAATGCTGTACAGGTAGGGTTTGTAAGTGTAAGTGCAGAGTCTTTAAGCCTATCTTCTGTTGAGTCAGTTTTAGCTCAATTTAATCCCACTTGCATAGAGCAAGTTACATTAACAGATTGTCAGTGTGCAGCTGGTTGGATTAAGATAAACAATAATCAGCAGTCTTATCAACCACAAACGTATAGTACAGAAGCTATAAGTGAGTTAGCATTTGCAGAATCAAGCGGCAAATTAGTCCCTGCAAAAATAGGTTGGTTCCCCATATATGACGATCAAACTACAACATGGAATACTGCAGATAATAACCAAACTACAACTTGGACGGATGTAAATGATAATGTTACATCATGTTGCTAATAATACTAAACTAATTTAAACTTATGATAACTTATACATGGTTTATAACAAGCCTTTCAACAGTACCGAAGGTTGATAACAGACTAGACGTAGTTGTGTTGGCGCAATGGACTCTGGTAGGTAAAGATGAGCTAGGTGTGCAAGGGTCATTAAATAATAGTTCTCAATTTACATTGACACAGGGGCAAGGCTATACCCCTTATAAAGATTTAACTGAAGACGAGGTTATAGGCTGGGTACAAGCTACATTAGGTGTAGCAGGTGTTGCTAATGCCGAAGCCTCTATACAAAGCCAAATAACAAGCACATTAAACCCTAGTGTAATTCCAACACCACAACCATTACCGTGGGTTGTATAACCATTAAATAAAGGATAACTTTTATGCCAAGTTCTTATTCCCCCTCATTACGCATAGAGCTTCCCGGTTCTGGTGAACAGTCTGGTGTATGGGGCACAACTACAAACAATAACCTCGGTACTCTTTTAGAGCAGTCTATAGCAGGTGTTCAAGCTAT